TTTTTCATTTAACTGTTCTCTTTTAAGATTCATTTGCTCTCTGTACTGATCTCTTTGACGTATATCATCAAGGGCATCCATATAATCACTTTGCTGATTTTGATTAATATCTTGCATAGCTCCATAACCAGCAGATCTAATTTCAGCAACAGTAATATCTTTCTGTCTCTCTTTCTCCTTCTCATTAGCTTCAAATTGTCTTTGAGCTTCAGCTTCTTTAGCAGCAGCCTCTTGTTGTTGTTGAGCCATTTGCTGTTGTTGTTGCTGTTGAGACTCTTGTTGTTGCTGTTGTTTAGCTTCAGCATCTTTAAGTACATCAGTAACTTCTGCAATACTTGTTGCTTTAATAACATTACCAAGATCATAAATTGAAGCTCCAGTAGTATTATTTGTAAGAGCCATTTGTTTTAATTGATCAAGTATTTGTCTATGATTAGTTTTAGTAGTACAGAAAACATTAAAATCTCTTAAAAGTAATTTAGTACCATTTATTTGAAAATTAACTTTCTCTGCTTCCGTAGTCACATAGCTTAATCTAATAGAAGGATTAGTACTATGGTAATATTGTGATAGGTCTGTTCTCATTTGGTGTACACGTGGCATTAAATGATCTGAATGCTGTGTAAAATACATTTCTGTTTGTGCATATGATTGATTCATAGCTTGTGTTACACCTGTTGCAGTTTGTTGTGCTATTGCACCACCCATACGTTGTGGATTGATACCAATTGATTCAAAAGCTTGTTGTTTAAAATGATTAGCTAATTGAATTCTTGACATTAACCTATTTGTTTGTTCAAGGTTTAATGTTTGATAATGATTAAAGTTTGTGGCATTTTCTGTATTAGTTATAGAAGTATCTAAAGGCATCATACCAAAATCCTTCATTGCTACATACGCTTTTGCTAAATTATTTTTTCCCCAATCTTCACCCATTGAGTGACGTGGTAATGCATTTTGATCAAACATAATAACAGTTCCTAGCTCATCTACTAGTATGTCTGCTATTTGATTGTTAACCATATTATAACCTATTTGGTATGGTTTCATTAAATCTACTAATGATGTTGATCTTGTATTTCTATCAGAGAATACTCTTCCTTCTACAGGTAACTTACATCCATATAAAGAATCATCACCTTTAAATTGATATTCTATTCTTCCAGGCTTTTGTTGATTTATACCTAAGTATATTGGAGATTCTTCATTTGTTTCATTTCTCCAAGATGTTGGTGCATTAGGGCCAATTTTAACACCACCCCATACTTCATTAATCCAAAACCAATCAATATGTTCTCCTTGAATTAAATTTTCTTTTGTTCTAGCTTTAAATAATTTAGTATTATATATAGGTTTATCTGTTACTTTATATGTTTCATCAATTATTTCTTGTACTAAATCACCGCTTTCTCCAATTTTAGTTAAGTGACCAACTCTTCTTTGAGTCTTCCAATAACAAGTAGTTACACGCATCATGTTATAATCACCCCATTTTCCTATATCATCTCCTTCTGTTAGAATAGCTTGAACAATATCTCCACCATATGAACTAGCATTATAATCATGATTAGCCATAAGTTTTCTATAAGCTAATCCAGGTCTTTGTGTATTCCAAGCATGTGATCTTGTAGCATCATAATATGATCCATCATTTTGATGTCCGTTATCTAAGTACATTGCATTTGCAGCAGGATATATTCTTTCTAAAGATTTAAGTTGTTCTTCATTCATTAAATATCCATAATTATCTATAACATCTGCAACACTCATCATATCACATTTACCAACAAAGTTTGAATCTGATATATATCTTGAGTCTGGTGATTTTTGATAGAATGTTAAAGCTGGATTCCATAATTCTACACTATAGTCATCTTCCATCATTTTAAAATGCCAAAACTCTCTATCACAAATAAGCATATCTCTAAATGCTCTTTCTTCTAGTTCTTGCATCTTAAATCTTTCCTCATCAACATTTAATTGATGATGAGCCCATTCTTCAACCATACTTCTATAGTCTTTTGAAAAGAAATCTTGTATCTCTGGTAATGTTTTTAATTTTTGAGGACTTGTAGCTTCTGCAAATTCTTCAGACTGTGGATCAGCACCTTGTTTAATCATGCTTAACACTAACTTGCTTCTAGCATCTGAAAGTAATGTTTCTTCAATCTGTAATCTTTTTTGTTCCAACATCTCATTATAAGATGTGTCATCAACTGCTCTAAATTGTACCTTAGAATACCTTTTAGAAAATTCACCAACTAAAACATTTATAACATTAGGAATTATAGGATAAAATTTTAACTCTAATGCAGTCTCATCTTCTTTTGTAAGAATATCTATTAATTGTGTATAGTCATTATCTTCTTCAATAATGTAATCCGTTTTATCAATTATACCTTTTGCTAATTTATAATTTTTTAAAATTTTTCTTGCATTATCTCTAAGATAATCAATACCTCTTTTTTCTAACCAATCAAGATTCCACGCAGCCCACTGATCATCCTTTTCTTTAGCAGGTATAAATTGTAGTGGTTGTGTTAATGTTGCAGCAACATGAGCTCCCTCTGCTTTTGCACCATTTTTTAATTGCATTGCGCTTAATACTTTCATATTCTAGTAGTTTTCATTATAGATAATGTCATCTTCTGGAGCATATGTATCATATACATAAATATATTGAATAGACCCATATATTCCATCATCATCAATAGTTGTAGTTGTTACCCAATCATACATTATTTTATTCTTTTAAAAGGACTTCTTCTTTTTTTCATAGTAGAATTACTCTTTCTCCTACCTAAATTACTAAAAGGTCTCATATTTAATTTATACAAATTTTGTGAATTTTCCAAAGATTCTAGTGACTTATCTTTCTCTTTTCTCTTAACATAGCCTCTATTTGCTTGTTGCATCTTAGCAAATGCCACTAATGCGGCAAATGATACCAATCTATCCACGTTTAATCCTGGATAATATTGAAGCATTTCTGTAATCAACATTTTATCAGGTATTCTTTCTACACCAAATTTGACATTTATAACTTCACCTTTATCATCTAGCTCTTCATCAATTGATTCTCTAATAAACTCAATTGCATATGATATAAGATGACTTTTAAATAATGTACCTGTATTTTTCCAACCGTATTCTTGAAATACATTGTTGTTTGAACCAAGATCTTTTAGGAATACCATTTGTGATCTAGGAACTAAATATTTTTGTTTTCTTTTTGCAATCATATACTGAATAAATAATGATATATTATTCTCAACAATAGTCCATGCATTATACCATTCAATAATCTTTTCTAATTGCTCATGTGTTTTATTTATATCATCATATCTACCACACCATGTTGCAACTATTTTATCTCCTTCTACAAATGTTTCTAAACCTTCAGGAGTTTCTTTTGTAACTTCAATTGGATTTTTATAAACAATAATACTACATAAAGAATCTGATGTTGTAGTTTTTCCTTCTGACACAGGGTCAATAGATGCATAATAAGTACCAAACGCTGGATCTTTTATTGGTCTTTCCCACACTGTTAATACACCACCTTTATCTTCTCTTTTTTTATTTACTGGAAACTCAGATATAGGTGTTCTATTTGATTTATTAGCTTTAATTCCTTTTTCATCTCTCTCTAACTCAATAAATTCATATGAATATTCTTTACGTTCAATCCTTTGCATTTGTTTTGTAAGAAAACTCTGTGGAAATATAGATGCTTTTCTATAAGCAAAAGCTTCTGCAATGTTTGTTGGTTTTTGAGATATACGTAATTGATACTGTTCTGGATCTAATTCATCTTTCCATGTTTGTCTTTCAACTTCAATTGCTTTTAAAGAAGCATCAATTAAAGAATTACCATACTTATCTATAAAAGGAGGCATTGACCATTGTTCAGGAATAAATAATCCAGCAATTCCTATTGTGCCTTTATCATCAATTAGATCTGTTTTAACTCCAAGTATACCGTTTGCTTCAGGTTGTATAATCATTTTTTTTAATGGTTCACACTGATCAAGATCACCCACTGATCCTGCTGCAATAAATTGACCTGTTGTCATCATACCTGAAGACATTGCTGGTCTAATATACTCATATGTTTGATCCATCTTTGGGGCAATACCAGCCTCTTCATGAAAGAAGTAAGTACAAGGTCCACCTACACCTGTTGTTGCATTCTTTTCAAATGATGCACCTTGTATTTTAGATCTAAGACCTCTTTGAGTTTTTCTATTATTTATTCTTACCTCAATTTTTTGTTCCCAAAGTAAAACTTTATCTGGGTTATTAGGTCTATACCAAGCAGTATGTTGATTAAGAAATGTTGCGTATTCATCTAAAAATTTCCAAGAACCTTTATCATTAATATAATCTTTTAATGATGCACCTATCTTACATATTGATCCTTCTTCAAACCAA